TGCGTCGAGGCAGAGTGTCAGTCGGCCGTGGACAAGGTGCCAGCGGGGGTGGCCGTGTCCGTCCGCGGCTAGGGGGAGCCGCGCGTCGGGCGCGGGCCATTCTGCGTCCGGCCAGGACCCGTCCGCCCGCCTGTACCACCAGCCCTTCCCGTCGCGCACCCCTCCGCCGGACGCCCCGGCCATCCTGTCGTACCACTCGCCGGCGCGGCGCATGTACTCCGCGTTCTGCGACCCGGCCAGCTCGCCGGGGCAGAGCGTCGCCGACCAGTGGCTGTGAGGGAACACGTTGACCATCCACTCCGGGCGGCCGAGCCCGTACTTTCGGCAGATGGCAGCCACGAGGTGCGCCCCAGCCTCCAGCGCGGCCTCGCCGACCGTCCACGGCCAGCTGCCGTCGTTGGCGTGCTCGACGCTTACCGTGTTCGGGTTCGCCCAGTCGTTTCCGCACGCCCAGGCGGTGTCCCAGTCGTTTACGAGCTGACCGACCGTGCCGTCCGACTGCACGGCGTAGTGGGCCGACGTCGAGCTGTCGAGCCACGTCCTGTAGCAGTCCTCGATGCTCAGGTCGCCCGCCATGTGGTGGATCGTGACCGCCTGGATGGAGCCGTGCCTGCCGCGGGTGAAGCTGCGCGGCAGGATCATCTCCACGTCTGCGTTCAGGCCTTCCCAGTCCATCCTACTCCTCCTTCTCTCCCGCCTCCCCGCCAGGCGATGCGAGCGTCTTACCGACGGGGCTGTCCCTGATGTCGGGGTTGAGCACGCACAGGTTCTCGACGATGCTCACGACCTCGGTCAGGATCACGAACACGCACACCGCGCTCACAGCCGGAACCGATATGCCGAGATCGGCCACGCTCGCGGCGAACTCCAAGAGGTACGCGAGCGCGATGAGGCCGAAGAACCCGGCCTTGTGCCACAGCCCCTCGCGCATCTTCCCGCTTTTCAGCGCGCCGGACTTGACGGCCCCCGCCACTCCGGTCGCGACGTCCAGCGCCATGCACAGGACCGTCGCTATCAGCAGATTCTCCATTGCTTGTCTCTCCTTGTCTCGTTTTGCTTTGAAAAGCCCAGCAGGGCTTGCCTCGTCGATTCTCCGGTTGGGTTTTGCGTTCGAGCGAACAGGACCTATCCGGCCGCTTCCTCGTCCTCTGCGGCCTCGTCTGCGTCCAGGAGCGATTGCACGCCGCCTCGCCAGAGCGCAGGGACGTTCTCGATTGCCCACTTGCCGTTCTTCACCAGGCTGTAGTAAACCTTGATCATGATGATTCCTCCTGTCCTTTCCTGCTTATTCGCCCGCTACGAGAGCGCCGAGCTCGGCGACCGCAACCATCAAGTCCTCGATGCTCGCAGAGCCGTTCGCCAGCCCTGGAGCGCCCGCCCGCTCGACGTACACCGCGACCTCCTCGTAGTCGTCGTCCGCCCACGCGAACTTCTCCACGTCGTCGACCGGGACGGCGTCGGCCCTGACGCGGAGCCGCTTGCACAGAAAGCCCCCGTCCATGTCCGGGTCCTCGACCGCGTTTCCATGCTCGTCGCGCACTTCCATCACTTCCACCTTCCTTCCGCCTTCACTTCGATTGTCACGTTCAGCGAATCGTACGATCCAGCAGATATCGCCCAGAACGTGCACGCCTTGGCGGCCGTCGCGTCGTCGTTCGCGAACGGGAACACGAAGCCGCTCAGCAGGTCGACGCTCACGTTAGGGGTTTCCTTGAAAGCGAATGGGAACGCCCAGCCGCCCGGCTTGCCGACGTCGTAGTACAGGGAACCCCACGGCGTCGTGGTCGCGAACGTCTGGACCGTGCGCATGCGGCAATCCGCGTCTCCCGACGCCCACTTGCGCCACCGCCAGATTCCGCTCGTGCCCTGGGCCACAACGTGGTCGGCCATGCCCTGGCCGTTGATGCTGAACGACCCGGACGCCTCCACGGCCCCCTTCAGGAGCACGCCGCTTCTGTTGCACGCGACGCCGGAGTCGTAGGGCTGCACGGTCCCGTCGGAGAGCGTCTGGCAGGCGGCGAGCGCGATCGAGCCTGGGGCCATGACCGCCAGCTGGTCGGTGCCCGCGTAGTAGGCTATCGCCCCCTTGCCGCCGCAGAGCTTGATGACCGCGTTCGCAGAGTTGGCCGCAAGCTCCAGGAGCCCCGCTTTGAGGCGCGCGAGCACGGTGGTGCCCTGCCTCACCGAGACGCTGTCTCCGTCCACGTACACGTTGCCGCCCGACGGGCTGCCGATCGTCGCGGTCGATCCGTAGATCGGCGCGTTGCACGCCTGCCAGGCGGTTCCGTCGTACACGAACGGCACGGTTGAGCCGGGAACCCAGAAAGCAGCGTTCGCTCCGTTTATCATGATCCGCTTCGCGCCCGATCCGTTCACGTCGAGCGTCGGCAGGCTCGCCGTGTTGGAATGCGAGAACGTGACGGCGACGGCCGCCCCTGGGTACAGCGAGAAACCCGCCACGTCGGAAACCGCCTTCGCAGCCGTCGCAGCAGCAGTTGAACACGTACCGTACAGCGTCTTTCCGTCTGCTCCGTCTTGCCCGTTTGCTCCCGGCTTTCCCTGCGGGCCTTGCTCTCCCTTTATCTTAGTCCATGCGTACATAGACGGAGTTGAGCTGTCCGCTTGCGCATGGTCCGTGTACTGGCCTATATACAGCTTTCCCGTGCTGTCCGTCGTCGAGAAGCCGGACGTGCCGTCTGCGCTGTTAGCGTATGCTATATGGAGGTACGGCGTCTTTCCGTCCTCTCCCGGCTTTCCGGGCGTTCCGTTCGCGCCGTCAGCGCCCTTTATCTTGCTCCATGCGTACTTGGATGGGGTGCTGCTGTCTTCCTGCACGCTATCGACGTACATTCCTATATAGGCGCGGTCGCTTTCGTTCAAGCTGAAATCAACGGTTCCGTCCGCGCTGTTCGAATAGGCTATATGGGTATAGCTCGACACGCCAGGCTTGCCGTCCGCACCGGGCTTGCCAGGCATGCCCTGCGCGCCGTCTTCGCCCTGCAAGCCTTGAAGCCCCCGCTCTCCACGGTCGCCCTTGTCGCCCTTGATCCTGGTCCAGGTGTAGAGCGCCGGGTCGATCGGATCGGCCTCGGTCGAATCCACGCACGTGCCCATGTAGGGGCCGGGCGTCTCGGACATAGGGTCGCCCGTGGGCGATTCCGACCACTTGACGTGCAGGTAGCTCGGAGCGCCGTCCGCTCCAGGAGCGCCGGGCACGCCGTCCTCGCCGCTGGATCCAAGCGTGCGCGCCCACGAGTAGGCGTCCGGGTCCGCGGGGCCGTCTGGAGATCCGTTCGAGCATATGCCCATGTAGGCGGTGTCGGCCTGCGGGGCCTCGGTCATAGGGACGCCGTCTGGGCTTGCGGAGAACCTGATGTGCACGTAGGCGCCGTGCAGGTCCGCCAGAGCGTCGAGGGCGCTTTGAGCCAAGCCGGCCGCGTCCTTGGCGATCTTGTCGACGGCCTCCGCCTTCTCGGCCGCGTCCTTGGCCGCCTGCCCGATGGGGGCCATGGCGTCGTACGCGGAGTTGATGGACGCGTTGAGCCTGCGTATCTGCCTGTTCGTCTCACCGGTGAGGGAGTCGAACGTCGTCCCGAGCGTGTAGACCGACCGCGACGGGTCGAGCAGGTCGGGCTCGATCTTCGCCACGAGCATGTACCCGTCGAATCCGTGCGGCCTCGACCTCACGCGCACGAGCTCCCCGACCCTGAGCGGCTTGAACGACCCGACCGCCATCATCGCCATGTCGACGAGCTTCGCCTCGATGGTCGTCTTCGGCTCCACGTGCGGGCGCAGCGCGACCGCCGCCGAATCGCACAGCCCCTCCACGGTACCGGCGTCGGGGTTCGAGTACTGCATCTCGATGACGCCGTAGCGCTCAGCCGCCTCCCTGTGGACCAGGACGTCTCCTTCCTTGCAGAAGGCGGCGTCCTTCGGGTACGTTCCGTCCGGCATGGACTCGATCGTCAGCCCGTCTTTCCCCTCGGGCCGGACGGCGGTGAACAGCCCGTTGGTCGTGTCGGTGCGCGCGAAGTCGAGCAGGTTCTCCCCGAAGTCGATCACCTGGGCGTTGACGTCTGAGCACTCGGCCAGGTAGTCGATGTATCGGACGCCTCCGCTTCGCCTGACGAACAGGTACCCTCCGAGCCGCTCGATCAGCTTGTCCTGTATCTCGCGCGACACCGTGGGAAGCTGCGAGGATTCTCGAAGTATGTGGTTGTTCCCGTCCAGCTCGGCCCCGTTGTTGACCCCGACGACGAACCGGCGCGATGAGTCCACGCGCTCGTTGTACCGGTCGATGAGCCATGAGAAGTACCCGTCGACGGAGCTCGGGGCCGTGAGGGGCTGCTTTCCCGGGACGGTCGAGTACGGTCGCACCAGCACGTCGTCGAGGTAGGCGAGCTCGCCTTTGCACGACACCCTGCCCGAGAGCAGGAAGTCGCTGCTCCTCTCGTAGACGAACCCCGCCCACAGCATCTCGTCGTCGAGCCACACCTCGACGGGGTTCGACCTGTCCCTGTCCTTCAACATGCTCTTCAGCGGATGGCCCTCGGGGATCGTGAACTCGCACCATCCCGCCGCGTTCGCCTCCATCCCCATGCGGATGTCGGTGAGCGCGTGCTCGTCCCCCACGGGGTCGTGGAGGTACTGCTCGCCGTACTTGACGCGCCACATCTAGACCCTGCCCCTCGCTTCGATGGAGAACTTCGGGTTCGTCACCGTCTCCTGCATGGCGGAGTACAGGCAGAACGCGGGCGACTGGCTCGTCGTCGACTCGCTCGTCTTGGAGACGAACGGCCAGTTGCCGGAGCTGTCGCAGCCCTCGAACTCTATCTTCACGGACGGCACCTCGGCGAAGTTGAACGGGTACGCCGAGAACCTCATGGCTGACGTCGCCCACAGCTCGCCCCATCCGCCGAACGACTGGGACGGGAACGTCTTGCGGCGGATGCGGCACACGGCGGTGCCGTCGCTCCACTTCTCCCATTCCCATTCGCCGGACTTCCCGCTGCCAACGACGTACTTCTTGCCGAGCTTGTCCACCTTCTCGCTGTTCCTGTTGAAAACAGCCGGATCGCTGTAGTCGGATCCGTTTATCTCCTCTAATCCCAAATTGGCCGTTGCCATTTACAGATCACTCCAATCGTACGATACGAACGCCTCCGTCTCGTCTCCGAGCGGCGTCTTGCAGCGAAGCTCCGCCCATCTCGTCCCGCTCTCGTCGCTCCAGCGGGACCCCGCCATGTCCTCCCACGTCTTCGAGCGCATGAGGCCCTGCCCGTTGAGCGCGCGCAGCTCGTCCCACCTCATCGACCCGGCCGCGTTCCACGTCGTCGCGTGCCCCTCTCCCTCGGCGAGCTCGAACCAGCACGTGTTGATCACCTCGAAGCTGTTGACGTACATCTCGTTCCACCCTTGCTCGAACAGCACGTCGTTGAGCCTCCACGTCCCGGCCGGGACGGTCTGCGCCTTCCCGCCGAACTCGATCCTGCAAGGATGCGAGCATTCGATCGTCGGGCGCACGGGACGCCGCCCGCACTCGAAGCGGAACATCCTGCCTCCGCTCGCGTCGAGGCGGTACGTCTGCGTCCCCTTGGTTTTCCACGGGTCGGCCTCGACGTCGACCTTGAAGTAGCCGATATGCGCCTTGCTGTAGTACTCGTCTATCGAGAAGCGCCCTCTGTAGGCGTATCCTGGGTCCATCGTCAGCTCGTAGTCGAACCTCCGCCCGTGCAGGAAGTTCGACACCTCCGTCTTGAGCCGCTCGAACCTCTCCGGCTCGATGACGCCGAACACGAACGACTGCTTCCTGGTCCCGTACGCGACGTCGCCCGTCATGGCCTCGGTGAGGTCTATCGACCCGCTGCCGCCCGGAACGTCGACCAGGTAGGTCTTCGGAGCCGGAGGGGACAGCGTGCAGTCGTCCGACATCACCATGCCGAAACGCTCGAACAGGTCGACGCCTCCGACGACGATCCTGTTTTGAGGGTTTATCTCCTCCATCTTCTACCACCTCCTGAGATTCTCCACCCTGGCGAGCTCCGCTCCGATCGGTTGCGCGATTGACGACGCCAGCTTCTTCCCGTCCACGTAGACGGAGACTTCCCTGCCTTCCGCAGAGGCGATTGCCGCCGCCATGGCGTTGTACACGCCTTCCTCCGTTATCCCGCCGCTCTGATCGACCCTGACCGTAACGCCGTTGGACGCGGCGTATCCCGCCGACGACATCCTCGGAGCTGATACGGCCATGTTCGAGAACGGCGCTGCCATTGCGTCGGCGAACCTCGTCGCCGTCTTCACTGCTCCTGCTCCCATGGCGGCCATCGACTTGGCTACCGATCCTGCAGCTGCGTCGATGCCCTCTGCGGCTCCGAGGGGAACCCACCTGAACGTCGCCTTCATCACTTTCGACGGGGACGCGATGCCGAAAAAGCTCTTCACGGCGTCGAGCGCACCGGAGCACACGTTTACGATGGCGTCCCAAACAGCACCCGCTGCGTCGCGGACGCCCGACACCATCCCTCGTACCATGTCGCCGGCTGCTGACGCCATCTGCCCGGCGAACCCGGCGACCTTTCCAGGAAGGCTCGATACGAAAGAGATCACGTTTCCGACGAACTGGGATCCTGCCGTCGCCGCCTGGCTCGCCATCGACGCCGCCCACGACGCTGCAGCAGATACAGCAGACGAGAGGAATCCCGACACCGATCCTGGAAGCCCGGCAAAGAACGACACGACGCTGCTCACGAACCATGATCCTGCCGCCACGGCCTGCGCCGCCATCGAGGACGCCCATGCGACCGCGTCTGCGACCGCCTGGTCGAGCCACGACTTGACGAGCATAGGGAGCTGCGAGAAGAAAGCGCCGACGTTCGTCACGAACTGGTTCACCGATTCAGGCAATCCTGCAAGGAACTCGACGAACCCGGTGAACGCGTCGATGGCGAATGTGGCGGCCTGCACGATTCCTCCGAAGAGGGCGACGACCAGCGACAGGGCTGCCCCGAGCACGGTGCCGAGGAAGTCGGCGACAGGCTGAAGCGCCTCGTACATGCGCTGCGCTGCCCCGAGAAAGTCGCCGATCATCGGAGCAAGCTGCTCCAATGCCGGGATAACCCACTGGCCTATGGCGCTTCCGAGGCTCTCGAGAAGCGTCGACGCGGTCGAGAACGCTGCCGCCAGCGTCCCCGCGAACTGAGCTGCTACAAGGGCGAACGCGTCGGCGAGGCGTCCTATCCACTCTTGCGCCGTCGCGATGGCCGACGGTAGCTTCTCGCCTATCTCCGACACGATCGGGCCGAACGCTTCCTGCAGCGACCCTGTCGCCGCCGCGATGGAATCCTGCATTCCTTGCGGAAGCGAGCCCTTCACGGTCTCGAACGCGGTCGAGAACATCGTCCCAAGCGACGCGGCAAGCTCCGGACCTACTTTTGCGACGAGCTGCGGTATCGAACCCAAGGCCGTCCCTAAGATGCGACCGAGCCTCGGGATTATGTTCCCAGCGGCCGTGACGACGGAATCGACAAGCTGGCCGGTCAGCGCTTCGAGGTCGGCGTTCTCGTCGGCAAGGCCAGTCAGCCAGTTCGAGTAGGCGGCTTTCGCCATGGCAACCGATCCTTCGATGGTGGCTGCGGCCTCCTGCGCGGTGGTGCCTGTGATGCCCATCTCCTGCTGCACCACGTGGATGGCTTCCACGATGTCGGCGTAGGAAGAGATGTCGTACTTGATTCCCGATATCTTCTCGGCATCGTCGAGCAGGCGCTGCATCTCCTCCTTTGTTCCGCCGTAGCCTAGCTTGAGGTTGTCGAGCATCGTGAAGTTCTGCTTCGCGAATCCCTGGTACGCGTCGGTGATGCGCCCCATGTCGGTGCCCATCTTGTTCGCGTTGTCAGACATGTCGGTGATCGCCATGTTCGCGTACTCGACGGCGGCGTTGGTGTCGCCGCCGAGGCTCTGCAGCAGCGACGCGCTGAACGACGTAGCCTGCTCCATGTACTGGTTCGCGCTCATGCCGGCCGTCTTGTACGCGCCGGCAGCGTAAGCCTGGAGCTTCCCGCTGCTCTCCTTGAACAGCGTGTCGACGCCTCCAACCAGCTGCTCGTAGGATGCGTAGCTTTCGAGCGCGGATCCGGCAATCTTTGCGACGCCGGCGACGGCGGCAGCTGCTGCTGCCGTGAGCGCTGCAAGCCCTGCTTTTGCCGCCGTTGCCGCCGCTCCTCCGAAGCTTCCTCCGAACGACTTGCCGACCGAGTCCCCGGCGCTGCTCGCGTCGACGGATTTCAGCTGCGCGGCGATGTTCGCCTTCTTCAGCTTCGGGTACAGCGCGACGTACGCGCTAGCCAATTCGCTTGCCATCGCGAGCCTCCTTCCTCGGCATCGACAGCCTTCTCTCGTACTCTTCCTGCGTCATGGACGCGGAGCGCTTCTTAGGAGCCTCCCTCCAAGGCGGGACAAGTTGGCCGTCCTTGTCGCGCCACGAGTTGAGCAGGTGGAAGAGCATCCACTCGGCGTCCGTCCACTGCGTTTCCGGGTTGATCTTCGCCAAAGTGAGCGAGCCTCTCGGCAGGCTGTGGGACAGAGACGCCGCATGCCTGACCGACACGCTCCCTCCCACGTCGTCGATGCAGACGCCGTAGTACCTCTGGAGGTCGGCTCTAAGCTCGTCCGGGTACTTGCGGCGCACCTCGGCGAAGAAGATCAGTTTTTTGCCTCTCCCTCGTTCATCTTCGCCATGAGCTCGTTGAAGAACCCGGTCATGGACGTGGCCGTAGTCACTCCCGCCTTGTTCGCGAGCGCGCTCTTCACCTTCGGGTACTGGTCGCCGAACACGCGCTTGCACAGCTTCGGGAACGCGAAGATGTTGCCGTCCTGCATCTCTCCGAGAAGCTCCACTACCTCGATGTCGTTCATCACCTCTTTGTCGACCGTCACGTCGATTCCCTTTACGTTTACGGTTACGGGCGTTCCGTTCGCCTTTCCGTTGCTCTTCGCAGCCATTACGCGCTCTCCTCCTCGATTTCGGCGTAGTACTTGTACGCCTTGTTTCCCTGCTCGTCCGGAAGTGCCTTGATCTTGATCTCGGATCCGAGAGGCTCGGAGCCGGAGTACTTCATCTCCCCGACCTCGACGACCTTCCCGCGAGGGACGACGGTCCGCTCCACCATGGTCTCGGAAAGCAGGACCTCGAACACGTAGGATCGCGCGGCGGCCTGCTTGCTGTTCACCAGCACGGCGATGTTGCCTTTACCGTCGACCGTCACGTTGTCCTGCCCGTACCGCTCTGCCAGCGCGTGCTTGTTCGTCTCGATCGGGTGGAACGCGTACGTCACCTCGTGATCGGTCCTGACGACGGCGACCTCGTCTCCTCCGAACGCCTTGAATCCCTCCGTGTCGCCGTTGATGGCCTCCGTGATGCCGTCCTCGTGGATGTAGCCGAGGCTGTTGAACCCTTCCTGAAGCGCCGTTGATGCGTCGGTCGGCACCTTTGTCCCTCGGTCGGCCGAGTACACGGATCCTCCGACTTTGGGCTTCGGAATGTGCACGTTTTCAGCGTTTTGCGCCATATCTCATCCTCCTATGCTGATAAGCCGCCCGAAGAGGGCGGCTAAACCGTTTTGATGTCCGCGACTATCTGGTAACGTGGCGAATCGTCAGCCGGGAAGCTCGCCATCGAGTTGATGGAAACAGCCCGGACGTTCGCCTCGTACCTGAACGACGGCAGCATGTCGCGGATGCTGCACGCCATCTCCGCCGCCTCCGCTCTCGTCTGCGCCCAGCATTGGATGGCGACGGCAGGGTTGTCCAAGACGACGCCGGTCACCCCTCCGCCGGTGCGCTCGATCGACACGAAGCGCTCCGGGCGCGGGTTCGGGACCTCCGTTGCAGCGTCCCATCCGGTGTTCGCGGCTATCCATGCGACGAGCGCAGCCTCGATGTCGTAAGGCATGGCATCACCCCTTTCCCGCATCGACCGACTTCACGAGGGAGTTGTGCTTCGCGTTCGACGCGATGGATGCGGCGTCTGCGGTCTGCACGAAAACGTGCGCCGAAACCTCCAGGTTCTTCGCCACGACGTCGTAGCGAGCGTTCCCGCTCTCGCTCATGCCCTCGGCGTTGCGCGCGATGCGCTGCCCTCTCGCCACGAGGTCCGCCCTCACGGCCGGCATCTTCATGATCTCGCGCGCAGCTTGCCCGTTGATCTTGAGGCCGCTTATATCAGCCATGGGTCGCCGTCACCTCCACTTCTCTGTTCCAGTCGCCTGGAGGCTCTGGGTCGAGCCACGGCCTCGGATCTCCTACGACGTCGAACCATTCTCCGTAGACGTACACGCTCGCCTTCTCTAGGCTCCCGGCGTATGACTTCGGGAAGTACAGCGTGTAGGCGACGGACACGCCCTCAGGACGGTTTGACCCTCCTATTGAGGACGTGGGTCCGACGGCCGCCAGGACGTTGCCTACGACAGCCACCGAAGGCTCGTAGACGGGGTTCCCGTGAGAGTCCTTTCCTGTTTGAACCTTTGTTTTGACGACGACCTCCGTTCCATGGAGCATCACGCATCACCCCACGGGTGGACGAATCCGGCGCTCTGGCGGCCTATGCCGAGCCTGCGCCTCTCTGCCGACGTCAGGTAAAGGTCGCCGGTCGGGTTCGCGTAGGTGAGGGACTGGCTGAACGGCCCCACGGTCACGCCGCCCTGCGTTATCGGAGCCTGGTCGACAGGCGACATCATCGCCCGCTTCACCATCTCGCAGACGGTGAGCGAGAGCGCGTCCTTGGTCATTTCGTCGGCTGCGTCCAGGTTGACTCCGGATCTCCGGCACTCATCGGCGACGACGAGGGACGCGTCCTTCAGCTTCTGCTCCGCGCGCGCCTTCTCGTCGCCGCTCGAAAGAGGTCGCCAGCGCGCTTGGAGATCTTCTACGCTCGCGTAAGCCTCCATGCCAGCGGCACCTCCTTACTCCTTTTTCTCGCCCTTCTCGTCGGGCTTGCTGGCAGGCTCGGTTTTTACCTCCTCGACCTTGCCGGCTTCGATGAGCGCCTTAGCGCGGTTGGCGGGCGCATCGAACACTTCGCCCTCCCAGCGGACGCCGCCCTTCTTGTCGTTCAGGGTCTTGTCGGTGAAGCACTTGATAACTCGCAGTTTGGCCATGATTAGACGCCCTCCTCGATGGTGCCCTTGACGATGTAGTTCGCTACCTCCGGGAACAGGAGCACGCCGGTGTCGGCGTAGGTCTCGGCTGTTCCGTTGGTGTACTTGGGCTCGTGGTGGACGCCGATGAAGCCGGACTCGTCGAACTGGTAGCTGAAGCCAGCCTCGCCCAGCGCGGCGAAGTCGACGGTGTAGACGTTGATGTTCTCCTTAGGCGTAGCGCAGACGGTTCCCTTCGCCTGGTTCGCGTCGAGGATGCAGTCTCCGATGCCGATGAAGTTCTTGAGGTAGGTGAAGCCGAACGCGGTCTCGATGTTGTTGATCGTCGAGGCTCCGAGGTACTCGGCGACGTCGAGCGGGTTGACGAAGAACACCGGCGTGCCGTTCTCGTCCTTCTCGTTGAGCGCTTTGGTGAGCACGCCCCAGGTGTTCGCGATCGCAGCCTGGAACGTCTTGCCGGTCGCGGTGCCGGTCCCCGCCTTCAGGAACGCGAAGAAGTCCTTGCGCAGACCGCCCTGGATGTCCTGGATCATCTTCTTGTCGGTCTTCTCGACGGCGGCGTCGAAGCCGTACTTCAGGATGTCCTGCTTGGTGGTGGCCTTGCGGTAGGACTTGAGCTTCACAGCGTACGGATCTCCTACCTTCTTGTGCTCGTACTTGGACAGAGGGATGTCGTCGCCGGGGTTCGCGGTTTCTTGGGACAGGGAGCCCTCCACGGTGTACATCTGGATCTGGGTCCCGGCGGTGAGCGTCTGCGGCGTCTCGATGCCGAACACCGTCATGAGCGCGGTCACGCCCTGCTCGAACTTGCTGGCGAACTCGATGTCGAGGACGCGGGACGCGGTGCTGAGGTTTGCGTCTGCCATTTTCATCATCCTTTCGGTTTATTTGAACAAATCGATGTTCTCCGCGATCGCGGCTTTTCTCTCCTTGCTGTTCTTGATCGCAAGGATCTCCTGCTTGGTCATCTTCGGGCCGTTGCCGTCGCCTCCCTTGAGGGTGTCGGACTGGCCGGACGGCGCGGAGGGCTTCTTGTACGCTTTCGCGATGGCCTCTGCGTGCGCCTTCATCTCCTCCTTGGTCGCTCCTCTGACGAGGTCTGCGGAGACGCCTGTTTCCTTGGAGACTTCCGCAAGCCACTCCCTCTGGTCGCGTTCCGCCCTCATCGCGTCGAGCTCGGCTCGGATGCTGGCAAGCTCCTCGTCGGTCGTCTTGCTGCCGTCCTGCTGCTTCGCGCTCGCCTTCGCCCTCTTCTCCCATTTGCGGGCCTCCGCCTTCCAGTCGGTCGTGTCGGCTGCCGGAGCGCCTGCGCCCTGCGGCTCGGTGCCTCCGTCGCCGTTCTGCGTCGGCTCTGTCGGTTCGATCGTTGTGCTGTTGTCTTCGGCCATGATGACCATCCTTCCTGCGCCATGCGGCGCGTTTGATTCGCGTCGCCATGCGGCTCCGCTTTGCTGTTGCCCGGTTTCGGGCATGAAAAAAGCACCCATGCGGGTGCTTGATTCCTAGGTATGTCCGATGCAGTTCAACGCCTTGCCGAGGGCGGTCGCTATTTGCGCTTCTTGCCGCGCTGCGCGTTTCCTCGCTCGGCTGCTGCGCGTACCGCCGTCTTCTTGCGGTCGGCTTCGGTATATGCGGCCTGCTTATCGATGCGCTGGCCGGAGTATCCGGCTTTCAGCTTGCCGTCTTCCGTGTAACGGTTGCGCCTCTTCTCCTTCTGGTGCTGCCGATGCTGCGAATGGTCCTTCCGCGCAAACGATTCCGCGTCGCCGCCGTACTGTCCCCACGCCTTGTCATCGTACTCTGCTGGGTCGAACCCCTCGATGGCGGGGTCTTTGTCCCATGAGCACACGACGCGGCACCTGCATCCGTCGTGGTAGTGGTCGGGGTCGAGCTTGCCGGCGGTCAGCTCTGATCTGTACGCGAAGCCGCGCGATGCCAGCATTCGGCAGAACTCGCACGAATCGCCGCCCAAGGGTATTCGAGCGTACTTCGGCTTCCTGGCGTCGCGCTCTCCGTTCAGGAACATCGTGCGGCCAACGGAACGCTGTATCTCGTATCCGACGCGCTGCAGAAGAATGGCTTCCACAACTTTTATTTCAGGCGTCTCAGCCAGCTTCGAGGTGATGCCGTAGGTCGCGTTCCTAGTCGACTCAGGGTCGCGCCCGCTGTCGGTCGAAGCGCCAAGCTTCTCACCTGTCTGGTACTCGCGGATTCCGTCGTAGAAGGAAGCCGCCACAGTTGATGCCAGCACGTCGGACGCGCCAACGATGCGCTCCATGATGTCGGCGATTTGAGCGCGCGCTGCCTGCGGGTCGCTCATGTCAACGGCTGCAAGCGCGGCGACGAGCCGACTCTTCGCCCTGTAGCTCACCTCGTCGACCGCGTCGGAGAACTCCTGAATGTACGAAAGCGGGATGGAATACATTTACTCCACCACCGTAGGCTCGTTCTGCGACGGCTTATTGACGGCGAAGATATCGCTGATCGCGTTAGCCGACGCAGCTTTGTTCCTGTCGTCCATCAGGCGGCGGCGCGTGCCCTCGTCGAATCCGAGCTGTTCGAGGAACACGTCGGTTTCGGCGATCCAAGGCGCGACGGACGCGATCTTCACCATAGCGTCTGCCTGGGAGACGATGCTCGGCATCGCCGGGTTGCGGAATATCGGCGTGATGCTGCGCTCGTCCTCTGTGAGCTTGTCGAGCGGCTTGTCGAGCACGGCTGCCACCACCATGCGGGCGATGTTCCGCAGAGCCTCGCCGTTTCCGTCGTTGAGGTCGTCCGCCTCCATGATGAGCGGCTCGTTCGCCGCGTAGATCGCCTCCGCGCTCGACGGGTTGTCGTGGATGACGCCGAGCTGGCTTATCGCCACGTTCGTCTCTCCGCTGAACCTTGCGGCGAGGCTTCGCATGTAGTCGACGTGCGGCTGCATCGATCCTTGTGCGAGCTGCCCGAACTGCGGGACGTCGCCCTCCGAATCCCTGCCGATGGTGAAGATCGATCCGATGTAGGCCTCCCACTTGGAAACCTCTGCGAAAGCCTCCTCCTTGCTCACGCCGAGCAGGTACTTTTGCGGAGCCGTGAAGAACTCGGCGCTCACCTCGGTGCGCAGCGCCTCGCGCACGGCGCTGTCGGTGATCGAGCGCACGGCGCGCGTGATGCGCGACTGCCCGAACGGGCGCGCCTCGGTCGGCCGGTACGCCAGTACCTCCATGAGCGGCCGTCCCATCTCGTGCTCGGAAACCGAGTAATCCCAAACGCCTGACCGAGTGGCCCTCGCGTTGACTATCGCGTCGTCGACGTACAGGTTGATCTCGCACGCCTTTCCCTTGTCCGTGTAATCGACGATGGTGAAGCCGTACTTGATGCGGTTCTTGCGGTAATCCCATCGAGCAGCGGACGATTCCGCCGAATGGAGCCCGATTATCACCTCCGGCTCGCCAGCCTCGACGTCGCCGCGCGATATGGTTACGGCCGAGAAGCAGTAGATCAGCTCGGACGTGACGGCCATGCGGTACTTGCGCTTCAGCATAGATTGCTCTGACACCCTGTCGAGGATGGCGGCGGCCGTCTCGTCGTTCGCCTCGAACCCGTCGAAGCGAGATCGCACGGCGAGGGCCTCCACGGCCTTCTGCGGCCATCCCACGACGGTCTCCACGTCCTTGAGCGGAGGCGGGATCGATAGCCCCAGGTCTTGCAGGGTGTTCTTCGCCTCGTAGTACTTGTTCTTCTTCTGGTTGCCGAGGATGTGCTTGCGCCAGATGCCCCATAGGTCGTCGAACACGTCCTGGTACGGGAAATCGGGCGCGAATCGCGGCTTCTGGAACGCCGCTCTCGTCGTAGCCATCAGCCGACCACCGCCTTTCTGCTAGGGTCTCTTTTCGTGGTTCTCACGCCCCACAGAGCGAGGCACGCGGCCTCGAGCGGGGTGATGTCGGTCTCGTTTCCCGACTGGAAGCCGAAGCCTCCGCCTTTGCCTATCTCGCGCTTCTCCGCCGCCTTGACCGCATCGTCGAGCGCAGGTTGCCCGATGTGCGTCATGGATCCTTCCGTGACGGCGTTCAGGAACATGGACGACGCCGCCGTGACCGTTTCCGGTTTCGCGGGGTCCAGCGCTCTCTTGACCACGCCGCCGGCTAGGAGCCGGTTGTACAGGTCGAGCGCGTTGGCCTTGCCGTCTATGACGGTCGTGCTGACCTTCCCGCACCGAGGCGTCAGCCAATCTTCAGCCCACTGTATCCCGTTCTCCGTCGATCCATGCTCGAGCACCTCTACATGGGGCGTGGCTCCCCTTTTCCATATCGCGATCGCGATTGCTGCGCGCTTGCCGTCCGCAGAGAACTTCACGCCGTAGGCTCGCTTCCAGGAAGCCTGCTCTGCTATCTCCTCGTCGGTGAAGTCGACTTTGAGCGCGTCCCATTCGGAAGGGTCGAAGCACCCGTCCACTGCGTCGTCGTCCTTCCACCATCCCAAGCGCTCTCGCGCGAACACGTCAGGGTCCATCTGCTCCGCTTCTCCCTCTACCGTTGTGATAAGGATTCTCCTGCCGAGCGCTGGGTTCGTCGCAGCCCAGCGCGCACGGTCGTGCTTGTCGCCGATTTCGGGCACTGACCATTCAGCCCATGCCGTCTTCCTCGTCTTTCCGCTTATCGCGTCTCGGCGAATGCGCTTGAACACGGATCCGTCGCACGTCTCGTCGGGCGGCGTCCCCAGGTAGAGCGTCTGCGGGTTCTTCGATGCCGATATAGCAGGCAGGAAAGCGGCTTGCTGCGCGTTGGTAAGCTCCTGCGCCTCGTCGAAGATGAGAAGGTCTCCGTGCGCCCCTCGTCCGCCGTTGCGCGTCCGAGCAAGAAACTTGATGCGCCCTCCGTTCTTGAGAAGGATCTGCTCGCGGCCGAGCGCGTACTTGATCTCCTTGACGTGCTTTGTCATGGAGCCAGTCTCGAAAAAGTTGGCCATTTCCTCGAACGTCTCGGTTGCGGTCTTCTGCAGATGCGCGGTGTACACCACCCATTCGGACAGGATCAGCATGCCGTAATCGGAGCGCCCTTGGATGTCGGCCGTCTTTCCGTTCTGACGCGGGACCGAGATTCCGCAGATCGAGGCCGTCCATCTTCCGTAGCGGTTGCGCCCGAGCCAATCGTATTGAAGGTCGGCTTGCCAAGGGTCGAGGATCAGGCCTCCCGCCTCGCAAACCGCGATCGCGTCGGGGCCGTCTGTGTATTCGTATTCGGGGACGATCCTAACGGACGGCTCCTGGCTTCCCATCAGAGTCTCGACGGCTTGCGATGGCCGCGATCGGGTCATTGTCATCACCGTCCCCTTCTATCTCGTGTATTTCCTTCAGTGTCTCGCGGTACTGCCTGGAGAGCGTGGCCATGTTGCCCTTGTCGCCCTCCGCGCATTCGTCGATGGCGTGGCCGAGGCGAACCAGCAGCTCGTGAAGCTGCTCCAAACGGGTGCCGTTCATAGCGGCGACCTGCATAGATTCGTAATCTGCCATCTGAAAAAATCTCCTTGTGTGTAAATTAGCCCTGTGCCGCTTGGGTGGCTTCGGGCGAAGGGGAGGGGGTCCCCCCTGGGTCACCACTCCCTCGACTTCGGAAGCCTGTCGGCCGTCGGCTCCGGAGGCTTCCTAAGCGTCTTGTTGCCTCTCTTTTGGTTGCATATCCTATGCGCAGGAGCGACGTTCGAGATGTCGAGCGGGTTGCCGCCCTTGGACACCGGCACCAGCTCGTCAAGCTCGAACGACATGGGGTGGCGCTTGGTCTTCCCGTCCGTCGGGTCGACGTAGGTCGCGAGCGAGTAGTCGATGGGAAGCCCGCATATATGGCACGGCAATCCCATCGCCGCCACGCGCTTGCGCAGCGCGTCCCTTCTGGCTCCGTTGGCTCGACGCGGGTTAGGCTTCGACATGCCCCGTCGCTTCCATGGCATCGACTCGCTCGTTCATCGTATGGAAACCCCTGTGAATTATCATCGGCGCGCCTCCATCCCCTATCGCCCGTCCATCGGAGACTCGTTGTTCGCGAAGCACTCGCCCATGCCGTCGTAGGCGTCGACAGCGACGATGGAGCCGATGCGCGGACGGGCATGCGGGACCGGTACGCCGCATGCCCGCAGCATGGCGCGGCTGATGGCGGTGTCGTATTGCAACGCGATTGCGATTACCTCTTCGACGGATACCATTGCTGCCTCCCTGTCTCGGCGATAAAAAAGCCGCCCCTAATGGACGGCTGTTCGGTTGCGTCTCGCTTATATCAGACTATCAGGATCAGACGGCAATGGGCGGCAGCGTTTCTATCGGCGCGGCGTTGGGGAACTCGTCGCGCCGGAACGTCTCCGGGATCAAGCGGTACAGGTCGCGCGCCCCGGCGTCGCCGATGGTGCGAGCCTGGCGCTCGCTGTATCCGATCACGCGCCCGACGTAAGCCCACGTCCGCCCCTCGACCACGTGCATCCACATGGCCCACCTGCCCACGTGGTGCGGATCGCACATGTCCCGGGCGGCGGCTATCTCCGCGTAGCATGCCGACACGCGGTCCGACCACTCCGCTTCCAGCTCCATGATGCGCGCCACGCCCTCGCCCAGCCTATCGCCGCATCCGCCGGATCGGGAGCCTTCGAACGACGCGCCCATGGACACGAGCCGCGCCCGCACGTCCCTTATCCTCGACTCGATCTCGCGTATCTCGTCGTCCATCGTCTTTATATGCCGCAAGTAAGACGCGACGCATGCCCGCATGACGAATATGTCGTGGTCCAAATCTTCCTCCGGAATCAGATCGAACAAGTGTGCTTGGTATTTTATCGCATAAATTATCACTGTCGACGAACATGCGAAAAACGTCGCCTCCTCTTGACGAAATTCGATAGGCGGGTATCATCATCCCCCTCTCCCGGAAAACGGACGAGCTCATCGATGCAAAGCAGTCAGAAGGAGGCGGCCTTGACGCTCATTCGCAAAACGAAAAAGGAGAAAGTTCGCTATCTCGAGTGGTTCGATATCCTTTCGCTCACCGTTATCCTATTCGGCTGGGCGATCCTCTCGTCCACTATGTCGCTCTTGGGCCTTTCGCAAGGGACGGCGACGGTCGAAGGCAACATCTCGTTCTCCGTCGCGGACAACTACAACGCCATCGCCGTCCAATCGGGGTTGCTGGCGATCGCCCTGCTGTACCTGCGAGCCAGGAACTTCGATTTCAAGGCATGGCGCATCAAGCTCGATCTCAGAGCGGTCCTCTGTGCTGCGTTCGTGTTTCTAATCGGCTCGCTCGCCTTCGATGCCTACATGGTCGTTGCGGGGTCGATCCGCGAGGCGATCCAGTTCCCGAACCCGATCGGATCTTTTTTCTGGAGCGAACCCGTTTCCAGGGTCTTGCACGCCGCGCTCAACGGAGCGTACGAAGAGCTGTACTTCCTAGGCATCTGCCTCGCGGTGAGGCCCAGGCACCTGAAGTGGGCCGTGCCGTTCTCGTTGCTCGTGCGCGCAAGCTTCCATACCTACCAAGGGTTAATGCCTGCATTGGGAATCGGCCTCGTGTTCGGAGGAGCCGTCTACCTGATCTACAGGCGGTCGAAAGACAAGAACCTAGCGCCGTTTTTCATCGCGCATTCGGCGGCAGACGTGTTCGGACTGGGAATCCTGTCGCATTTCATCGGGTAGAGCGCCGCCTCCCTTGACGTGCTCCACGCGCCACCTCGGCGAGCGCCGGGGATCGGCCGCGTACGCCTGGACCGTGCGCGGCTTGAGGCCCGCGGCCGCCGCGCACTCGCTCGCGGTCCCCTCGGCTATCAAGGCCCCGCGGTCGAACACCCTGTAACGCTGCCTCTCGCGAACCATGGCGCGGCTCCTCCCCTGCGTCGGTCGCTTTGC